AATTAGCACGGTTTACGCTTGTGTTTATAAAATAGCGTCAACTATTGCAGCTCTTGGATTAGAGTTATACGTTAGAAATGGCAACAGGGTTGAGGTGGCAAATATGCACCCAGCTAGAGATTTAGTAACGCTAAAACCTAACGAACAGCAAACTAGTTACGAATTTTGGGAGAGTGTTATAGCTAGTGCTGTCTTGTACGGCGTAGGTTATGCAATTATTGAAAGAGACGACAGGCAATACGCTAACCGCCTTATCTGGGTACACAATTCAGAAATTGAATTAAAAGAGGTAGAAGGTGAGAGAGTTTACACAGTTAAAAACTACGGCGTTGTACGTCCTGAAAATATGCTAACAATTTGCAACCTTTTCAGAATGTCGCCAATACAATTACACCGCGAAAATTTAGGGCTAGCAAAAAGCGCGCAGGATTTTGGCAGTGAATACTTTGGGCAAAGCGGGCAAATGACAGGGGTTTTGTCTTCAGATCAGCCACTAAAGAAGGAGCAGATGGATATAATCCAGGGTTCTTGGAATAACGGCGCAGCTAACGCAGGCACTAAATTAATGCCTTTTGGCTTTAAGTATCAAAGAATTTCAATTGCACCAGATGAGGCGCAGTTTATAGAGACTAGACAGTTTCAAGCGCAAGAAATTTGTAGAATCTTTAGCGTACCCATGGCGCTTGTTCAATTACCAGGCTCAGAAACTTATAACAATGTAGAGCAACAAAATTTAATGTTCGCTAGACACACAATACAGCCATGGGTAAAGAGAATACAGCAAGAAATAGACAAAAAGTTAATACCTAGCTTTGATAAGCCTGCTGTATATTCTCGTTTTAATTTAAATGATTTATATCGCGGCGATATGGACGCCCGCGCTGGATTCTTTACTCAAATGCTTTCTAGTGGAGTAATGAGCATTAACGAAGTAAGAGCCGAAGAAGATAAAAACCCTATAGATGGGGGTGATGTTCATCTAGTGCAGGTTAATCAAATTGCTTTAAATAAAATTGAAGATTACAGCGCAGCGGTATCAAATAAGAATAACAATGGAGAAAGAAAAAACAATACAGGAAAATAGAGAAGAGCTAGAAACTCGCGCGCATTATTCTGTAAGCACCAGCACACTAGAGGCGAGGGCTGACAGTGACGAGATGATAATAGAGGGCTACGCTGCTCTTTACGATAACGAGACGAATATAGGTCCGTTTAAGGAAACTATAGCGCGCGGAGCTTTTGATGATGTTCTAGATAATGATGTACGCGCCCTTATGAATCATGATCCCAATTATGTTTTAGGTAGAACAGGCGCAGGAACTTTAGAGTTAGAACTAGACGATACAGGGTTAAAATATCGTATCAAATTGGGCGAGCAGCAGTATGCGAAAGATTTATACGAGAGTGTTAAGCGTGGTGATATCAGCGCTAGCTCATTTGCTTTCACTATAGCCGAACAGAGTTGGAACGAAAACAGAACAGTAAGAAGTGTAGATAAAGTTGCTACATTATTAGACGTTAGCCCAGTAACCTACCCAGCCTACAAAGATACTCATGGTTTAGTAGCTAGAAACGAAGAAACTGAGCCAGAGCAAATAGATAACGCTGTAGAACAAAAATCTACGAGCGCAGAAAATAAAGAAGTTAAAAAAACAACAAAAAAAAGAAGCAAAATGAACTTGAAAGAGTTAAAAGAGCTACGCGGGAAATTTTACAATGAGCATGTTTCAATGATTGAGAATGCTGAGGGTGAAGGTCGCGAGTTAACAAATGAAGAGGAGACGCGCGCGGACTACCTTGAGGGTGAAATCGAAAGATTAGACAACAAAATTAAGCGCAGAAATGCTCACGAGGAAATGATTGCACGAACTGCATCAATGAGCGGTGTAGGTGTTTCAGAAACTAAAGAAATTGACAAGATTAACAGAAGTTTCTCATTATCTCGTGCAGTACATTCTATATCTGTAGGTCAAGGCTTAACAGGTGCAGAAGCGGAGTGGGCGCAAGAAGCTCGCAACGATATGCAGAGCAGAGGCATGCAAATGACTGGGCAAATCGGTATCCCTGAGCGCGCTCTATATCGTGCTGGCGGTGCTGATGATTTCCAAGCTGGATCTGGAGACGGTTCAGGTTTTGTAAGCACACAGGTACCAGGTGTTATTGAAGCTTTAAGAGCTGCGCCACTAATTGAAACAGTAGGAGCAACAACTATACATGGGGCTACTGGTAACATTCAATTTCCTAGAGTATCTAAAAAGGCAGTTGGTCACTACGCTACTGAGGTACAGGATATGGCAACAGCTGGCAAGTCAACTATGGAAATGGACGAGGTTACACTTTCTCCAAACCGTTACACTAACAGCACTATCTTCTCGAAGATGCTAGTAACGCAAGGAGGTCCAGCAGTAGACGCACTTATTGCCAACGAGTTGATGGCTGGAGTAAATGAAAAAATTGACGTTGACGCATTTGCAAAAACTACTACAGTTAATAACACTGCTCTAGGCGGTGCTTTAACAGCAGCGAACTTGTTTGAATTAGAAAAGGACGTACTAGCAGCAGGCGGAGACTTTGCAAATTGCAAGTGGGTTATGTCACCTACTGGCTGGAAAGTTTCAAGGGATTTAGCTACAGTTGCATCAATTGATGCGTTCTGGGTTGGTTCTCAGTTTGATGGATTCGATGCAATTGCAACGCCAAATCTTTTAGATAGCGAAGCAAATAAAGGGCAAATAGTATTCGGAGATTTTGCTAAAGGTATCGTATACGTAACGTTTGGTGCTTTAGATTTATTAGTTGATCCATATAGTAATGCAGCGACTAACCAGATCGCTCTACACGTTACTAAATTTGCAGATACAGAAGTGCGCCAGGGCGACGCTCTAGCTTCTGTAAGCGGTGCAGAATAATAAAAGTTAACAATTAGAAAGGGGCGGGTAATTGCGCCCGCCCTTTTTTTTTATCTTACAGATATGAAATTAGATATTATAACACAGCCTACAGGGACGGATATTGTTTCTTTAAATGATGCGAAGGAATTTTTGCGCGTAGATCACACTGATGAGGACGCAACAATTACGGCGCTTATTAATGCAGCTGTTCAGCATTGTCAAGATTACACAGGCAGGCACTTTGTAGCTTCTAATTTCAATCTATATTTGGATGATTTTTACAATTGTGAATTTTCTACCTCTCCTATCAATTCGATTTCTAGCGTTAAGTATTACAACACTTCAAATGAACAAACTACACTAGCAACTTCAAAATACTGGGTTGACGACAAGCGAGAGCCTGGGCGCATACATTTTGACAATCCGCCTGATGTTTACGATGATATGTTTAACGGCGTTATCATTGCAGGTAGTTTAGGCGAGGCACCAGCTACGCCAATTGTTCACGCTATTAAGATGCTAGTTGCTCACTACTACGAAAACAGGCGCGCAGTAATAACAGGAACAACTTCAGTTGAAGTGCCGTTAGGCGTGGCAGCTCTTTTAAATCCTTACAGAGTAATTTATACTAAATGAACATAGGAGGACTAGATAGAAGAATTACAATACAAAAGCCTACTCTTTCTGCTAATGCATACGGCGAGAGAGAAGAAAGCTGGGGTACTCACGTCACTTGCTGGGCGCAGATAGAGCGCAAGCCTGCTGCCGTAGAACAAAACAGCGGTGAACAAATTGTTAGCGTTAACAAAGTCGTCTTTAACATACGTTACAGCAAGGATAGCAAAGATACTAAAGCTGGCTACCGCATAAGCTATGACAGTAAGATTTACAACATTCTAGGCGTTCACGAAGTAGGAAGAAGTGAGCGTATTCGTTTAATTACAGAAATTATCGAGTAATGAGTGTTAAAGTAATAGGCGAAAATAAGCTATTTAATAAAATTAATAAACTTGCAAAATGGAGCGAGAGAGACAGCAACAAACTTGTCGAAATTGGTCACAGAGTAGGTAACGTTTATGCAAATTACATAAAGGCTAATGTAAAAGACAACAAATTTGAGCGGTCTATGTTTCGAGGCAAAAATAAAGCTAAGGGGCAATTGAGAAGGTCAGGCGGTACCTGGCAACCGAAAAAAAACAGCAACGTAGTTTTAGGCGGTCCACGTACTAAATCAATAAGACCAAAACGAAAAACAACAAAGAAGGCGGATGGTTTTTACGCTTCAATTGTAGAAAAGGGAGATTTTGGAAAACGATTTGGCGGAAAACACACAACACAAAATACAGGGGTATTTACTAGAGGAATAAAGGCAACAAACAGCAGATCAGAAAACTTGCAACTTATGTTGTATAGGCGAGAATTTAAAAACTATGTAAAAAGGCTATGATAGTAGGAAAAGCGATATACAACATTCTTAGCAATACAACGGCAATAACTGACATTGTAGGTACTAAAATTTACCCAGAAATAGCGCCACAAAATGAGACTCAGCCTTATATAGTTTACTCTATAGTTAGCAATAGCCCAGTAGATACTAAAGAGGAAGGAGGAGAAATAGACGAGGCAGCAGTAGAAGTGTATTGTTTTAATACTAAGTACACTTTAGCAATAGATTTAGGAGTTGAAGTTAGAAACGCACTAGATAGGAAGACGGGAACATATAACGGCGTAAAAATTCAAACAATAAGCTACACAAGCGAGCAGATGGATGTTAATCCAGAGCGCTCTATCTGGGTTGCAATTCAAGACTATACAATTAAAGTAATAAATTAAAAAATGGATTTTATACTACAAAACTGGGAGCCTATTTTACTGGCTTTAATGGTAGCCGCTAGAGCTATCTTCTCTCTTATGCCAAGCGATGCGCCTGCTGTTAAGGTGTTCGGATGGTTAGACACGATTATTACATCGCTAGTAGGCGGTGACAAAAGAAAAAAGAAAAAATAAAAATTAAGAAAAAATGGCAGTAACAACAGGAATCATAAACGGTTCAGATTTAAAAGTTATTATCGGTGCTGACGGTGGAACGTTGAAGCTAATTGATAACGTAACAGATTGCTCTATATCGGTAACGAATGAGTTTAGAGATGCAACAGTAAAAGCTAACGCGGGATACAGGGCGCAACTTCCTGGCATGACTTCGGCGACAATGAGCTTTACAGCGCTTTATAATTCAGACGCAGCAACAGGGCAAGGCTTTAATGATTTATCTACTTTGCAACTTAATAAAACTAAGTGCGAAGCTAGATTCACTCACGTACTAGGTACAGGATCAGGCGAAAACGCGGGAGATTATCACTATATCGTGAAATGTTACATTGAAAGTCTAGAGCTTTCTGGCGGTACGGAAGACAACGCAAGTTACACTTGCAACCTTAATATCGTAGAAACTATCGTACGCTCTGAAATTTCGTAAACCATGGAGATAACTATAGGAAAGCGCATATATCCAGTGCGTGCTTCAATGTTAGCCTGGCGAAATTTTGAAAAAGCTACAGGTGTAAAAGTAACGGAGGTGGACGCTAATGATGTTACTCTGATACCTGAGCTAATCTATTATTTTGTAAAGGCGGGTTGTGAGGCGCAGGGGATGAAGTTTACTATGGACGTGGAGAAATGGTTAAACGAGATAGAGGTAAGTGATTTGCCTACACTCGTGGAAACTATGACGGAATTGATGGGAGGTAACGAGAAAAAAAAAGCGAAAAAAAAGAGGCTAACAGCCCTTTGACGTGGAGTAGGGTAGAGGAGCTGGGGCTTGGCTTATTAGGGCTAACCCCAGGCTCTCTTTACTCTTTAACGTTTAACGAGTTTAGCAACGCCGTAACAGGTAAGCGCGAAAGTATAGAAATGCAAGAACGTTCTAACTGGGAACGCACTAGGTGGCAATCTGCTCTATTGTTAAATGTACATACTAAGAAAGGCAGTAAGATTAAGCCAATTGATTTAACTGTGTTTCCTTGGGAGGAGGAAGAACAAAGCAAAAAAGCTAAGGTTAGTGGTTTTGCATTATTAGAAGGATTAGCTAAAAAGAAATAATATGGCAAAGTTAGGCGACTTAATTGTTAAAATAGGAGCAGATACTAGAGATTTAAATAAATCACTAGGCAAAGTTAGGCGAGAGATGCGCTCTATGTCTTCTAATTTTGAGGCAGTAGGTCAGAGCCTTACTAAATCTCTAACGTTGCCTCTAGCTGCTATTGGTACCTTTGCTTTAAAAAGTGCTGCTGATCTTGAGAAGTTAGAAGTTAGTTTTATATCATTAACTGGCGGAGCAGAGCAGGCTAGTAATATGATGGAGCAACTCAATGAGTTTACTGCTAAAACGCCCTTCCAAATTGATGCGGTTGCAAAGTCAGCACGTCAATTAATTGCTTCGGGTACAGACATAAGCGAAGTTAACAATCAACTTCAATTTCTTGGCGATATTGCAGCAACTTCTGGAAGTTCTATAGATGAACTCGCTGCAATTTATGCAAAAGTAAACGCAAAAGGTAAAGTAGAGTTAGAAAACCTTAATCAAGTAGTAGAAAGGGGTATCCCTATAATGTCTAAACTAACGGAAACTACGGGGCTGCTGCCTAGTGAAATGGAGGGCGGAGCGGTTTCAGTTGAGGAGTTTAATGACGCTTTAAGAAGTTTCGCAGAAGAGGGCGGTATTGCCAACGGTGCAATGGAGCGACTAAGCGAAACGGCATCAGGAAAATTTAGCACAGCCCTAGACACTCTAAAACAAGCGGGGGCAGCAATGATGGATGATTTGCTACCAGCATTTAAAGGCTCGTTAGACGGCGTAATTAATCTATCTAAAAAAATTGGAGATTTAGATATTGGCACAAAGAGAATAATAGTTACAACCGCGGCTTTTGTTGCTGCTATTGGTCCTCTTCTTATTGTGTTGCCTAAACTCATAGCGGGGGTTACGGCTTTACGCACAGGGTTTATAGCTTTAAATGCTGCTATGTTAGCAAACCCCATAGGTGCAATTGCTATAACCGCAGGAGTTTTAACCGTTGCATTAGCTGGATTAGTAGATACAACAAGCCAAGCACAAAAGAAAACTGATGAGTTTATTGAAAGCCTTGAGGGTTTAGATAAGAAGCAAAAAGAGGTTGGTATTACTACACGTATTGAACTTCTTAAAACCGAAAAGGTGCAGATGGAGGTTGCTGCTCGTGCTGAAGAAATGAGTAGCGCTATCGGTCAAGTAGGTAATAGATTAGAAAAACAAGTAAGCAGCGGAAGCGCACAGCGATACACTGAGCAGGTAAAAAACTTAGGCGAGGAGATAGCACTACTAGAAACAGAGTTGCAAAATTTAAGCCTGAAAAAATTAGATGAAGATTTTGAAGATTCTACAAGTACAACAGTCAAAGCAACTGAAGCCGTACTTAGATATTCGGAAGCCCTTAAAACTTTGCAGCCCCAACTAATAGAAACAGACACAGGCGTTAAACAATTACAGCAATCAAATAGCACGGTAGCGGATTTAATTAAAGACAAAGTTATTCCAGCCTATGACAACTACACGCAAATGATATCCAGTTCTTTTGCTGAGGCAATAGTAGAGAGTGAGAATTTTGCTGAAAGTGTCAAAAATTTAGGTAAGCAGATTTTAAAATCATTACTAAGCGAGGCTATAGCTAACGCAATAACTAACGCCTCAAGTGCTAAGAATCCAGCCAATCAGTTAAGTGCGGGGTT